ACAGTTTGACGCCGTCATCGTTTCGGCAGCATTCCAGCAAAATGCGTTCACGAATCTCTGACTTGTGCGCGGCACGCTTGTCTTTCGGCAATCGGCTTTGCTTGTCTTCCCATTCGGTTCGCTCCCGAGGAGTCATGCCCCAAATCGGAATAACCTTGCCTTCACCCAACTCCGGAACGGGCACATCGACCTTTTGCCGATCCATGACAGGTGAATTCAGAAACTCGTCAGCACTTACAATTGACCGCGTCACTCGTCGCCCTCCTCGTCGTCTTCGTCGTCCTCATCTTCAATCAAACCCTTGCCACTCAAGAGCCTGTCCATTGCTGCCTTTGCCGCTGCAATCTCCGCTTCCGTGCGATTGCACGCCTGACGGCATTCATCGTCCTCCGGCGTTGCAAGGCCGTTCTGCACCAACGCAACGCAATTTGCCAGAGGAAACTCATCGCGGCAGATCAGCGTTCCAGCCGCAATGATTTTCTTTCCGGTTTCAGTCGTCGTGACATACCCCGGAAAGCAATTCACATCGGCATCGATATTTCGATTCGTTCTGCACTTCACGTCGTCACCTCATCACGTAGGAAGGACTGGGCAACCGCTGTGCTTCAATGTGACAGACGCTGCGAGCCCGTCACTCATTTCGCCAGTGATTGAAAAGCCGACGCCGGCTGCCACCATAGTCATTTCGGTGGATGCGGTGTTCGCGAACACGATCTTCCAGTTTGTTTTGTTCGCCGTGCCGTTCGTGTTCAAGCACGCCGACGTGACGAGATCGTGAATATCCTGATGGCCTGCTAGTGCTGGATCATGCAACAGGTCAAACGTCGTTGATCCGCCTTCAACGTAGCCTGTCGGGTCATATTCGATTCCAGCAGTGCCGTCGATGGTTCGAGACTCGTAAGTCTCTGTTTCCATTCCGTCCACGCCGAAAGATCGAATCTGAGCAACTGGCGTGTAGGTTGTGCCTGATGCCAGTGACAAAACGGTTCCTTTTACCTTTAACTTTGCCATGTTTCAGGCTCCTTCAAGTGTTGTAATGGATTGTCAGATCCAAAGTGACAACGAACACACCAACATCTGAACCGTCTTGCGGCGGCTCATAATCATCTGACTCATCGTTCATGACGACTGCTCCAATCGTGTAGCTTCCAGCCGTGCCGCTGTAGTCGTCGATATAGGTTCGAATTGCATTGCCGAGTAACTCGGCCTCTACTGATGACTTTGCTTTGCAATCAATGTCGAAATCCAAAAACCTGAGTTGTCCGCTTCCGCCATCCAGCGTAGTGTTTTCCTCGCTGCTCATTTGCGTGATGATGACATGCGGAAACGTGGCTTTCTGCGGGGCTCGGTTCACGTAGACGCGACTACCACAAATTGACGTGATCGTGGCTTCTGCCGTCAGAAGTGAAACAAGCCCTGCTTTCATGATTTCCCAAGCTCTCGTCTGATACCGGCAATAAATTCGCGTTTCATAACCGCCTCGACCTCCGCCGATGCTTTGGCTTTGGCACTTTGAACGATGCCCGACCGTTTCATTCGGCCCGTGTATTTGATTTTTTTGCCTGTCGTCACACGCTCATATTTGAATCCACCTTGTGAATTGTCTCGACGTCGCCTGTTTTTTCGCTTCGTTCCTGTGTACCGCTTATCAGTGCCCTCAAGCAGCCACATCACATTTGATACCCCGATTCCGACGCCTTTTTTTTTCTTGCGATCCTTTCCTGCAGCAGCGGCATTCATTTTCGCCCGCTTCCCTTTTTTCATGCCCGCCCCAGCTCCGGCCTTTGCAAAAATGATATTCTTGTATTTTCCAGATCGGGGACGCTTAAAACTGTGGCCTATCGCCTTTCTTGCACTCTTCTGTTTTGACGGAATTTCTTTCTTGATCGCCTTTGCCATTACCTTTGCGGCGGACGAAATAGCCTTTTTCCCGATCTTGTTTTTCGCCGCCTTGCTCATTTCATCCATGCGGCGAAGAAGAGCCTTAATGTCTACCTGATAACTCACTGCACCTTTCTCCGCGTCAGGATCTGGATTTCCTCATGGTCCATGTTCACATCGATCACCGCCAGAATCTCGTAAACGTTGCCCTCAAAAATCACCCGCATATCCGGTGTCACCCCTTGCAGTGTTTTACTCCACGGTGCTGTCCATGCCTGATCCGTGTCTGCGTTGACCTGCTGCACTTTCCAAAACTCTCGACCGCCTTTTGAAACGCAAGAGCACCACTCTGTGCAATAAGTGCCCCAGTTCGCATCGGTCGTTTGTTCAACCTGTCCATGAGCGTCGGCCGTTTGGCCGATTAGCTTTTCGACGGTAATCTTTTTGTCTCGTGGCTTGCTGCAATCCATCACGCGCAAACCCTTTGATATTCAGCCCACTTCAATTCCGAAATCAACCGCCTGAATTTGTCCGACATGCCATCGCACCCGCATCTCACCGATCGAATGTATTCCACGATTGCCAGCTTTGCAGCCGCTGGAACTGCTGTTGCCGCTCCGTATCCGGCTGTAAACGTGATGATGACCTTATTCGGCCGATACAATTCCGTTTCTGGCCAGTGCTGTGACTGCTTCAGTGCAATCTTTGGCGGTGTCGTCGTCAGATCCTCGTAATAGTTCGTTGATGTCACGGTCTGCAGTGTGTCGTCTTGATCGTAATACTTGACGTGAGTAATTGCCGAGATCGGAGCCAGCCGGATTTCGATGTCGCCAAACTGCCCCGGAAAATCCTCCAGATACAACTCGACAGTCTGCGTAATCAATCGCCGATTTGTTTCCATCTCCACAGCCAAACGTGCCGCCTTCAATTGGTCCTGCAGTTCGCTGTCGAAATCGCACACGCCTATTCGGAGTCGTGTTTTGAGTTCATCGAGCGTGAGCGGTTCGGTTGTTGGCCCCGATGTGGTTTTGAATGTCGTTTTGCCTGGGTACATTTCGCATCCTCGTTTTCATGTTCGTCAGCCCAGCGAGCGATTCCACGCCGAACCAATTCCATCGCAGCACCGCGACCGATGACAGTGTTAACGAAACCAACCGGAAACCCGTTCCATGTTTTCAGCAGGACAATCACAGCCCGTTTTCCTTTCGCCACTCGTGCACATAAATGTGCTTGCCTTGCATCTGGTCGTCAAAGACAGCGACGGTTTCCTCGAGATGCCCGATTGAAACTGACGGAGCCACGTAAATATTTTTGCCGGCCAGCCTCCACTGATGCCAAAACCATATGTCATCATCCAGCCTGTCGTCGTTCCAGTCGCCAGTTTCAGATGGCTGTGACTTAAACCACGGCTTTTCAACGTTCTTCAATGCCGACACCCGAATCAGCGTCAGGCCGAAATGTGCCGTCGTCACTCGGAACGGTTTACCGTCGACCTGAATGTGTTCATCCTCGATGCCTGTTCCGGTCGTCAATAATGGATACTTCGAACCGCGTCGACATTGCAAAGCCGCCATTGCATCGATATGCGGATTTGAATTAAAGATCGCAAACATCTGAGAAACGTGTTTGTCTGTAAACAGCGAATCCGAATCGAGTGAAAGAATCCAGTCGATGTCCTTATCCACCGCGTCCTGAAACATTCGCTGCATACACTGCCCCCAAAACACGCCTTGCGTAGTCGTGAGGTTGATTTTGTGCGGCTTCAATGCCTGCTCAATTACCGTTCTGGCCGCCACTGCTTCGTATCGTGGAAGCGTCAGGTATGCTCCGACCTTTACTGTGTTGATCTTTGGTTCTGCGACAGCACCCTTGACACCCTCAAGATTCAAAGAGCATGGATGTGCCGCCGTGTCCGTATTCGGTGATTCCCATCGTCGCACGTTGGTTAGACCAAAGTGTTCCATGTGGGCTTTCAGCCTGTTTTCATTCCACGCCGAGCGGTGAATATCGTCCTCGTTCGTTTGGCCACCCATCACGATAAATGGCCACTCATCTGGATCTGCTTTTGACGCCGCGTCGAGGTCTGGAACTGCCAGCCGAATTCGACCGCCAGGTTTCAAAACTCGCGTCCACTCTTGCAGAGCTTTCTGAGCGTCTATGAATGTGAAATGTTCGAGGATGTGACTGGCTCGGATTTCATCCACCGAGTTGTCTGGATAATTAAGAGGGAACGCCTCGCTGCCAAGCTTGCGATCAATGGCAGTGAATCCCGGAATAACTGTGCTGCCTGCTCCAATGTTTAATTTAAGCATGAGTCTTTGACGAATAGAGCGTTACAGAAAGTCGAGGCAACGAGCGTATACCCCTTCTGAATTCCCAGTGACTGAATCGCTAATAGCCCGGCCTGTGCGGGATATGGTTCGCCTCGTTTCGGGATCGGCGATGATGTTCCTTGTGTGCTGATTTCAACAAGCATGATTCGTGGCTGCACGTCTTGCAAATCGTGCCACATCCAATAATCCTGACCGTCGATGTCGATGATTCCAAGGTCCGGTTCCGTGTTGATATTTGTTTCGCGAAGCACAGAATCGAGATCACCGCAAAGCCGATGGATACAAGTTGACTCGGTTCCATAGTCCGCCTGCAGTTTGTCGAACAGTTTTTCGTTGCCCTCGATCAGCACGGAAAACCACCCCTGCTCCCTCAGGAGTAGCGTGTTGGAGAAAAACCGCCCGTCAGCTGCTCCGATTTCGAAGCAGTGACGGTTGGTTTCTCCGATTCGTTGCAAACCGGCGGCGATCAATCCGTCCTCGCCAAATTGCGTGTAGACGTTGTGAGCTTTGCCCTGAAGCCAAGGAACGTGAGCCACGTAATTGATTGAGCCGTGTTGCGACATTAAGCGAACACCACCGTGTCGGCGACGCTGGTTGTTCCGTTCGGTGCGTTTTCCAGATCGCTGAGCGTTGCGACTGCAGCAAACGTGACGTTGTCGTTCGTCGCCGTTGCCGTAGTCACGGCCAAACGCAGATAACGCTTTTTGCCGCGAAGATCGACGCCGTAGTGAACCTCACGAGCTGCGGTCAGGTCGATGGCCGTCTGAGTGTCGATGGTCGCAAAGTTCGTGACGACAGTGTCGTCCGACTGCGACAGCACCAGTGTTGGGCCGACCGCGTTGGTGTTCAGCTCTGACGCAAATGCGACGCGAATGGTGGCGTAATTCGCACCCTTCGTGTCGAGGTTTGCCGTCGTCGTGGCGCTGTTCGTTTGTGCTTTTGGGGCAATGAGCAGCGAATCGTTTACCAATCTTTCTCGCAACATATAATTATCTCCTTGGAGATTGATTTTAGAAAAGGCCCGCCGATCACATGACCGGCAGGCGAATCAGGCTACTGCCTGTCGATTAGCTGCCAGCCATTTCGAGGCCGACAATCGGGCCTGCGGTTGAGTTGCTGCCGTAGTCGTGGACAACCACGTCAAAGCGTTCCGTGCCACGCACGCCAATCTGATCGCGTTCCCACATTGACTCTCCGCCCACGGTCGCTTCGCTGCTGAATGCGATTGTTTCGGAACCTGTGCGGCTTCCAAACATCGCACCAAGAGCAAAATTGCCGAACAGCACAGGAATCTGGCTGTTTGCTTCGACGGACGGAAACTTTTGGCTGATGCGAACGGGATACCCAAGGAACATCATCACGGATGCACCGTTGATGATTTCCGTCGAAGTTACGCCACCGGCCGCCAGCGCCAACCGTTGCATTACAGTGTGGGCAAATGTCTTATGACATACCCACGATGTGCCCGGCCCGTCTGCATACTGCGGAAGAGCACCAACCACGCTTTGGAAGTTCGCAAGCGTCAATTCGGAGTAGGCGTTGCCAGCTCCAAGAATCAGCCCCGGAGCCGTTCCGGCCGTCAGTTCGTCCATGCGGGTTCGCACACCGGTCATGCCGCCGTAAGTCGATGTGCCGTCACCGTTGAATGCACAATCATCTTCCTTTGAGGCAAATGCGTAGGCGATTTCACGAACAAGTTTGTCACCGAAACTGATTGCGGCATCGGCGTTCAGTTCGTTAGACAAGCGGGAAATTGCTGTCAGCTTTTTGGCAACCAGTGTCACGTCATCGAATGACATGGTCGATTCAGTTGCCGCTGCATTTTCTGCCGTGAAGTAGGCAGTCAAGCCGGACAGCTGGCGAGGCTCTGTCTTTGTGTCGCTGGACATTGGCACGTTGTTGAACAACTGACGGGCCAATCCGAATTCTTCGCGGAGCAAAATCAGGTCTGTGCCGAATTCCGTCGGGACGAAGATATGTGCTCCAGTCGTGTCCGATCCGCCTTCACCATGAGCCGCGTTGAAAATCAGCCCCTCATCGAGGCAGAAATTAACGGCCTGCTGTGAGTAAAACCGATGCGGCATGCTCTGCGAAATGGTGGCCAGTGCCCACATACCGAAGCGGTATGCTCGGACCTGTGGCGATTCCATGTCCTCAAGTTGTTTGAAGTTCTGGACTCGCTGAAACCGCACGTTCTTTGGCAGTTTGGCCGGTCCGTTGCCAGCGTGCGGAACATGCGGAGCCAGTGTTCCACGATTCAGCAGAGAACGGATTCGGGGATCGTCCGGCTTGTTTTTGGCGTTTGCCAACTTGCTGCGGAGTTCGTCCTGCTCTGCAGATTTCTTCGCCAAAGCTTCGATCTCATTGCCGACAGTGTCGGCCTCGTCCATCGCGGCCTTGACCTTGCCAGCATCTTCATCGCTCATCATCTGATCGCCAGCAGCGTCGATAATCTTCTGAGCGTCATCCAGCAGGGATTGACGCTTTGCCTGCAATTCTTTCAGCTTGTTCATTGTTGGTCCCCTATGATGCCAGGACCAACGCAAAAGGCGTCAGCCGCTGGCGTTGTTCGATGATTCG